CTCGCTGGTTGCGCAAGAACTCCTCATCCGAAAGGCCGAGAATGTTGTGAGAGATCCAACGCTTGCTAAATGTTCCTTCGGGAACGGCGTTAGCAACGTCAAACTTTGTTCGCATGTACTCAAGCTGCTGCAGCTCGGCCAAGCGAGATGGATTGTTGAGAGATAGATCAAAGCTAATCAGGTCCTCGCCACGGAAACCCAGAGTGTACAAATGCACGACCGCAATCTTCTGCAGCTCAGAAACCAAGGAGCGCTGGAGGCGCTGAATGGTTCGAGCAAAACGAATATCTTTCTGGGCTAGTGTTGTCTTATCCTCTGTGTCACCTTCGAGATTAGTAAGATAGGACTGTGGGACCTTGATGGCTGCGAACATCTTATCGCGGAGGTACTTAACGTCCTCAATGTCATCCAGCGACTTCGCACCAGGAAGTGAGACAATGTCGGACCCCACTCCTCCACGCATTGGAATAAAGTAATCCTCTTCAAGAGACAGTGGATTATAGCGCAAGTCCACGCGGCCCGTACTTGCATCCACTAGAGAGTTACGCTTCATCTCTTGCTTGACTTTCTCCATATACTGGGAGACGTCTTGAGGCGGGATGTTGCCGACGTCGATCTTAAAGATCCGGCGCTCAGGTGCGCGGACGACGCGGTAGGCGATCATGGCATCCTCAAGCAATACAAGCTGGCGCCAAATACGACGAGCAGGGTCAAGGACTGATGTGCCATATGGTGCATGGCGGTCATTGCCTAAAATACGGAAGTGGGCGACCTGCCAGTTTTCGAAGGTCATACCAGCACCGTTCCACTGATACTGAACATAATTGGGGTTGGTGGGATCCTGACCTTCAAGTCTCTCGACTTCGTTGTTAGGCATTCCAATTACCGAGGTAACTCCAAGCTTATCGTCCACATCGAGATACAGAAAGAAGTCACCATACTTGCACATTGAACGCGCCCAGCCAAAGCAGTTGAACTCTAGGTTAAGCACATCATAAAAGAGCGAATTAAGAATAGTTTTAATTTCCAGATTCATGCAGGAAATATTAATCAGCTCATCATACTCGTTGGAAGTGGTCATCTCATCTGCATAGATGTCCAGAGCCGAAGCGATCTCAGGCATGTACTCCATCTGCTCAAAATCCACATAGCGTTCGGCGCGGTTCTGGTTGCGGAAGGCAGCAGAAGTATACATGTTGTAATTCTGCGAGTAGTTGTTGTCGGAACGCTTGAACTCCTGTCCGCTCATCGATCGGAATCGATAGCGATATTTGTCCATGTCATCACGGCGCTCTTGGCGAGCTACCTGTGTACGATAATCGACAATCGGACCAGAAAGGAGGCGAGTAAGCCTCTTAAATAAAGGAGATGCGGGGTTTCGTGTGTTGTTGTTTTTCGCCATAATTTACTATCCCTTTATCAGCCCTGAGTATTGCATATTAAAAGCCTCTGCTTGCGACGAGCGATTGTGCTCTTTTGTCATCTTGTGGCCCTGTTGGCCTGGAATGGTGGTGGAAAGGCTTGTCTTGGACGTAGAAATGGACGATAGCATCTGCCGGTCGTACTCTATATTCTTTTGACTTTCCACAATCACTGTATCTCTCACCCAACATCCAATTGCAAACGACATTACTAAGTCATCGTTGTAACTCCGCATCGCCTGTGGTCGTCCGGCCTGCCAAATAAATGTTTTCATTTCGGAAAGCAGGCGATTAGAGTTAATTGTAATTAGTTTGTTTCTCATAAACTCTTCCATCTTCGCAACAATCAATGGTCTTGTTTTAGAAGATGTGGTGAACCCTGGTACAACATTTGACTGCCACTGAGCGGTCATTGGGTCGACGTAGCTATGATCTCCTTTAGCTGAATAATATATGTTAGGATACCCGTTATCCTGGAGTTTTTTAAGTACCGCGAATCCAATATTGTTGTTTTCGATAACAAGCATGGGGTTGCTATACTCCGCGCCCACGTTAAACAAGATGTCGGCAAAATCATCGGGAGTGGGCTTGCCCACATATTCAGCCACAACCTCCATGGATTCTAGCTCCATTATGTGGAAAGCGCTGTTGTCTTTACCGTCGCCACGAGCAACATCCGCCACAATAAGATAGGGCTTTTCCGGGTCGTGCCTTTTCCAGATCCAATAGTTCCGGTCAAATCCTGTGCGGTATTCTGGTGCTGCAGCCCTTTCTAAGTACCACTGGATATCATCGGGGTGGATGACAGTCTCACCTGAGACGTTGAAGTTGCACTCAAGCTCCTGTGCGATTTGGCGCTTGGACATGTTCTTGGTTTCTTTTTCGAACCACTCCTGGTCCCGATCGGGATGTACGTCCCACATAAGTGTGGTCATATGAAAAGCGTTTGTCCCAGCTTCTGCTTCAACACAGTTCTGGTGGAACCAGTTACCCACACCATTTGGAGTGGACAAGGCAATACACCGACCCCCTGTCGACAGCGTAGGATAGAGAGCAGTCCAGAGTTCATCCAGCCTCTCAACGTGAGCGGCCTCATCCACAACCAGCAAGGAAAGAGCTTCCGAACGGCCCGCATCGCCCGAGGTCGAGGATCCCTTAATCTGGGATCCATTTTTGAGTTCGAACGAGGTGCGGTTGTCAATCTCGATGTCAGAGATTCTCATCCAATCAGGCAAATTCTTAATGATGGCCTTAACTTTTTTTACAAGGTTGGTAGCCGTCTGCAGCTTGGTTGCCACCACGAGGATATTCTTATCCCGGTGGAACAACATGAGCCACGCGATGTAGGCAGCTGTGATGGTGGAAATACCAAGCTGCCGAGCTTTGAGAATGATGTTGAAGCGATAATCGGCAAAGTCTTTCAGCAGTTCTTGCTGATAGTCAAACGCCTTAAATGGAATGAGCCCAAGCTGAGGGTGTGAGATTCTACAATAATTGATCGTAAAATAGACGGGGTCCTTACCCGCCTTGAGTACCTCTTTAAGGATTTCTTTTTTTGTTAGGGCTGTACCCATAACATTCTTACTTACCCTTTGCGAGTATCATTCTTTGGGCGACGGGCAGCTGGGCCGAGGGAGAGCCAGTCTTTGATGGCGCCTTCGAGTCGATCCTTGTCGCTTCCCTGGTTGACCTCTACAGTGTCGGTGAGGCCGCCAATGCGATAGTCGCAGTGTGCCTGTACATCGGTGCGATAGTTGGAGATACGTTGGACCAGGATGTGCGAATCACCTTCTTTGGTAAGCGCCAGAGTGTTACCGGTAATTACCTTATACTCTTTCTTAAGAAAGGAGATGATCTCGGCAATTCGAGAATTAATCTCGTCCTCAAAGTTGTTATCCTGAACCTCTTTGATCCGTGTCTCGGCCTGGTAGGTGAGCCGCAGAATTGGGCCCATGAACTTAACACCAAAGCCGTCGATGACGCGTCGGTCGTTGATGTAGTGACAGTACTCACGCTTAATGCCAGCTGTCCTAGCGCGGGCATCAGCCTGCAGCGACTCCTCGTGTGCGCCGTCGTATCCAGCGTTTGCTGCGGCTTGATTGATTCCTTGAATGATTTCGTATACTGATGCCATGTTATTCTTCCCTTTTCGGTCTCCAGCCGGTTGCCCATCTTTCTTCCCGCATATCGATATATTGTATGTAACAGTCCCAGCAAGCTTGGAATTTGTTCATATACAAATCATCACGCGGATGAAAAGAATATTTAGAGCAAACAGGACAAGTCCTATTGTGATCTCTATTAAGTAGTTTTTTGTTTATTAAAAATCCGTCTTGTTCTACTTTGTCCTCAGCCTCAGCCAATTTACTAAACTTTTTGCGCTCGTCTATCGACTGTTGGATGTACTCTTTTTCCTTATCTCCATCCCAGAAGCGCCGGGGATTATGGGTTGCCTCAACACCATATTTCTGAGCGATGGCCTTTTCGACCTTAGCGACATAGTCCTGCTTTTTGGACACTATGGGTCCTCTTCTAGGGCGGCGGCGTGTCGTTCGGCAGCATTCATATACCCATCCTGGGCGAAATAAGACTCTACCAATCCGTCCACCGAAGCTGGCATGGTCTCGGCTTCTGACGCTAGGAGGCGCGCTTGCTCTTTTACAAGGATATCTCTTTTAACTTTTCCCATTTTAACATTAGCGACATTCTGGATCCACTCGGTGGGGTTAACTATTCCATCCTCCAAAATCTGCCAGTCTATATCTTCAAACTCTAATGTAATTGTTTTCATAATAATCTCCTAGGCTACTTTCATTATTTGTATGCGAGTGTAGGTTGAGGTGGTAGCACCGTAAATTTTAGTATTAGAATCCGCCGAGGTATTCCTAACCTGAACATAAGCCGTGTCACCAGAGTCCATGGAGGCCAACCAAGTACCAGGGATCTGCACATAGTCTGGCTCTGTCGCAAACGTATCTGGATTTACGCGACCGGCAAATTGATTGATGCCGTCTGCTGCGCTATTGGTAGTTATGCACTTAAGCATAATACTTCCATCAGTAGTGTTTGTATTCGTGAGCATCACCTCAGCCGATATGAGGTATTTGCCGTCTGCTGGGGCAGTAAAGATACCAGTGCCAGTGGCATAGTCGGTACCCACATCAAATGCGGTATCATTTGTGGTTGAGTCATCGTTGAAAATAACAGTATTCCAGTCGACGTTAGGATCTAAATCCTGTTCAGCCTTCCTAAAGGCATACACCATAGGTTGTCCCGCCAGGGTCGTCAAGCCCTCAACATACAGGTTCCCATCGCTAGGATTCAAGGCGCTGGTACCGACACGCAAAGCATCAATCTGGCCAAATCCAAAAACCTTTAACGTATCGGTTACATTAACACTAGACTCGCCTATTGAGAGTTTGGTCTCTGTGCCGGCTATGTTGAGGATGCTTGTGTTTGTGGTATTGAGAGTAATCCGATTGGAACCATCCGAGTCTTGGATCGACTTGACGCTACCCAGCTTGATGTTTCCACCTACGTCTGCGTTCCCAGTTACGTCTAGGTTTCCACCTATGCTTACATTCCCTCTGAGATCCAGGTTACCTAGGAGCTTTTTGAGATGCTTAGAAAGGAACTCAAGAAGTCGATTTTTAGAATCTACCTCAGGAATACTCATTGCTTGACAATCTCCGTAGCTAAAGCAAAAATACCCAGCGAAGTGAGGGTGCCGATACCAAAACCCAGAGCGACCATGAAGGGCTCGGAGCCTGGCTTCTGCTTTGTCACCAATTCTGTAAGGCGATCATTCTCTGCAGTCTTAAGTATCATCATGGACTCATACTTGTCCTTCCAAGAATGGATCTCGATGTCTTTATAATCGAGCTGCAAATCATAGTTTTGGCGCTGGATCTGTAGTTCGTACTCTACTCGGAGGTCGCACTCGGCATTTTCAAACTTTCGTTCATTCAGCAGTTTGGCGGCCGCATCGAGAGAAAGGAGTACCCCATCAAAGGGCACAATATCGCCAGCTTCTATAGGCAGTATTGTATAGTCCGGCAAACCAACGTCAACTTCGTCAGCCGCATATGCAGTGGTCACAGGAAATCCCGTGACAAAAAACGCTATCAAATATAGCGCAACAATTCGTCTTATCATTATTCCAATCCAAAGGCTTTAGCTAGCTCGCGGGCAAGCTTTTCAGGATCATTATATCCTTCATCCACTATTCTTTTAAGCTCTGCTTCCTTTTCTTTGTCGAGAGTTTCACCTCTCTTTTTGAATTCGTCTTCAATTTCTTTTCGGCGTATCTCATGCTCTTTGAGGCGCGCTTCTTTCTCCGCGATCTCTGTGTTGTGGATGTGGGCGAGTGTCTCCATTTCTTGATCATGTGCATCGCGTTTAGCTTCCATAAGGTCCAAGACGTTTGCCAACACTCCAGCATTTCTTGTAAGCATAGCAATCAAGCCGGCACACAGAAATCCGAGGCCAAGAACAATAACCCACCAAAACTTTTTGGCCCATAAGAAAACCTTTTTAGATAAAGTTTTTAACCTTAGTATCGTCACTTCTTATAACCTTTGAGCTGTGTCACCGCATCAATAATAGTCTGGCCGCCGATGTAAACCGTAGTAATGATTACCCAATCTCCGGAGGCTAGATCAGCAAACAGCAATAGAGCAGTAGCTGTCGCCCATGCTAGTAATTTTCGGGATACTAGTTTTTCCAATCCCTTGTCTATAATGTGTCTCATCATCATCCGCTCCTACCTACTAATTAGCCTGGGGATGATTTGATGTCTAAACAAGTTAAGCTGAGATTTAAAAAATTATTGAAGAAAGCTGCGTTTGTACAGGCCGAGTTGGAGTTTCATGAAGAACTTATCGGGGAGGCTAAAAACGAATTTA